GCATAGCGAATGTTATTAGTGCCGTCAACGGGTGGGATAACATTCATAGGACTGCCTCAAACGCTTTGAATGTTCCCTGCCAATTTATAAAAGAATCATTCTGCATCGGAATTAAGGTGTAGGCGGGATAGTCCCGAAGAATAACCGGGAAGGTGCAGCCCGTATAAGAATCGCCTCCCATTGCTACCGTTGTTCCATACTGCCCTATAACCGCCGCCACGGGGCTAACAAGTTCTGTGATTAGGTTACGGTGGACTGGAATGTTAACGGTCAGCCCAGAGCCTCTAACTACGTCTGCTGTGGCGATGTAGGAATATCTACCAACCTGACAGAAGTCTCCGGCTTTAACTATATAGAGTCCGGCGCCAATACTGGGAAGCGAACCAAGAACCAGAACCTTTGCTGCTGACGCTATCTGCCATTCGCATAATTCGATAGAGCCAGAACTCATGTCGCCCTGATATGCTATGTAGTTGACCCATCCAGTAGCACCAAAATTCAAGTATTGCTCTAAAGACTTATCAGGAATTCGTAGGGAATTAAGAAGCCCTCTGCTTTGGCTGTATTTCAAATAGTTATGCGGCTTCATCTCGAACGCGAAAGGAACGACCGTTACAATCTCTGCGGTCGCTATTCTCTGATTCCGGCTGACTACTTGACCGACAAAGCGATGGTCGTTGATCCCTACCGACTCGCTATTAATTAAGATCGTATTAAGGCTCATAGTTTACCTGTTCACTGGAACGGATCGGTTCGCGGATTGATTCGCCGCCCATACACCCATTTTGTTTTTCGATAGGAACTGAAGTGCTGATTGGGTGTCTATGGCTGACATTTGCGCGATGTACGGGCCATTATATACAACCGATGGTTGAGTGCTAGGGCTGAGAGCATCCGACAGTCTATTGTTCGGTATGACATTCCCCCTTCCTGATGGAATAAAAAGTTCTGGGCCTTTCTCTCCAACTATCGTGGGGCCGCCGATCTCTCCGCCTTCTGCTGCAAATCCAGTGCCAGTCATCCCAGAAGGCATAAAACCGCCCTTCATTGAGCCACCCTTCCCCATCCCACCAAAGGCACTCGTAATAAATCCTACCGCCATCATTGCAAGCTGCATCGCGTAGAACTTAGCGATCATTTTAGCTATGTCAGCTATAATACTTAGCGTAAATTTGCCGAATGATTTGGTTCCATTCTCTGCGAACTGATCTATGGCCGATCCAATAGTATTGGTGAACATACTAAAAGCACCCTCACCCATCTTGCTATAGTTCATAGCGTCATCATTGAACTGGTTAAAAGATTTCTCCCAACCAAAAGTAAATGAATACTGTTGAGCATTTATGCTGCGGATCGTGGATTCAGTCTGCTCGACGTACATCTTCCCCTGTTCTTGGATAATGTCTCGCTGTTGCTCTAGGACTACAGCCAACTTCTCGTTGCCCATAATGCGAGCATCAAGAATCTTTAATGTAATCTGTGCTATCTGGTTGCTAAGTTGTTGCTCTACATTGAGAACGTCCATCCTTACTTTCTGTTCGCGTTGCGCGTAGACCGCTATTTCAGCGCGAGTCGTAACCTGTTTTAATGCTAATTCATTCTGACGAATATACTCTGCCGATAGTAATTTGGCCCGATCCAATGTCTGCTGCATCTGTACCGCTTTAGCCGCATCCGGGTCTTTTGCAGCGGTTACAACTCGTCCTGTGCCAGCCACACCAGAAGCCGACTTTCCTAATGGATCGAAAACGTCTTGCATCAATCTTTGATTCGCCGCCCACGTCTCAAGATTCTTTGCTTTCAGCATATCGTATCCGGCAGCAATACCTTTAAAATCTCCCGCCAATACTTTTGCTAAAGATGACCCCATAAATACTAGAGTATCAGCAAGTTGAGCCACCGCCGATGCCAGCGTATTTATTCCAACCGCCGCGTGTTTAACAAACCATTCTAATTTCTCAAAAAAGAATTTGGACGCCGCAGTATTTTTATTCCAGTGATCGAACAACGTGCCAAGCGTAGGGATAACCGCGTTAGTAAACATCAGCATTGTCTGACCAGCTTTTGCGCTTAAAGCATCATGCAACCTTCCGGCTTCTTCTACCGCCGCCGCATAAGCCTTAAACTTATCCCGCGCCACTTGGGTTCCGCTTGCCAAACCTACAAAGTCCACCCCCTTCGCTGCGCGACCGAACATCTCCATAGCCGTAGCGTTTCTAGTAATAGGGTCTTGTAGTGCAGCTATAGAATATAGCGTCTTGTCAAAAAGTTTATCGGGGCTAAGTTTAGCCAGATCATTTAATGAAACCCCCAAACGACCGAAGGCTTGTTGTGCGCCTAGTGAACCCTGTGCGGCTTCGCCGACCTTTGCAGTAAATGATGATATAAGTTTAGCAGCGTTGTCTGCGTTACCCCCGTTTTGTTCTAAACCCTTCGAAAGGGCTAGTATAGAGGCTACAGCGACTTCATTAGCTTTGGCAGTATCAGAGATAGCGTCACCGTAAGATAACGCTTTGTAGGTCATTGCAACGAAGGCAGCACTTGCTATCGTCGCGGCTTGCTGTGCATTGTGTGCAAATTTTGCGAGGCTGCGATCAGCACCCTCGATGCCCTTCTGAAACTCTGCTGAGTCCAGCCCCAGAACTACGCCAAGTCTTGCTAACATTCCCATCATTTACCCCTTAAATATTTTCTTGGGTGCGTTCGGTGCTGATCTCATATAACTTTGCAAAGCCGTATTAGCGGCTGCGTCTTTTTGTTCCTTCGTCAGCGGTGGGTATAAATATTCATACGCCTTCGGTATGATGTCTTGTAGTTTAAAAGCGGTCTGATTTTCAGACCTCATGTAATTATATATCGCGCCAGTCAATGATCCTAGCACTTCTAACATCCCACGATTCCCGATAAGCCCGTCAGCGTACATAATACAAATATCGGTAAACCGTTCTTCGTCTATGCTATCAGGATCAGTTCCATTAGCCGTAAGCATCGCTTTTACCTGCCTACGGACTGACCCCGTTATTTTCCCTTTGCTTCCTCGTATCCGGGGGAGACTGTCTCGCTGATATTCTTAATCACCTGTAGCTGAATCGGCAGAGGGAATAACTCATCTATCATAGGGTAGGTGATGTTAGCCATATCGAAGTCAGCTTCCTCCGGCACTAGCAGTCGGAATAGTTCTGTAATACGTTGCTCCAATATTCGTTTGTTCGTTGCTGCCGCCTTCATAGAGTTGCCGTCTACTAGAACATCGTCCTCAGTAATGTGACAGTTCTCGCCTTCTTCTAAATCTTTAATCAGATCTTGGTAGTAAATGTCGATGATTTCATCATCTATCAACTCCATCCGAACCTGCATCTCCTCGAATTCTTTTGTAAGCGGTACTTTAACTTTAAAGGTATGACCGCCCATAGTGAATGAACGAGTCCTTACGCTTTCTTTATGCTTTACGAACTGTGAACCTAATGCCTTCTCTAGCTTATTCATGTCTTATCCTTTTATATGTATCGAGATTTATACTTGCTCATATTTTCCCAGATCAGTTTAGATAAAATATTAAGCACTGCACCTGCTTGGCCTTCTAATGCCGGACGTAGAAATGGAGTCGCTGCCATATTCTTTGTTCCGAACTCTACTGCTGTTGCTCTTGCATCACTTCTCACTCCTGTTTGCTTAGACTTTGTTTTCAAGTTCTTAAATTTCATCTTTGCCAACTTCTTACCCGGAGCCGTTGTCACTATTCCGATTACCGTATCACTTGGGTCTATGTACTTTGACCGCTTATCCTTACCCGTAGGGTTCCTAGCTTCGATCTGTAAGGACGCTGCGAGTGCGCCAGTGTCACGGGGTACTAATGCTTTCGCCTGAGCGAGAACGGGGGCCATAGCTTGCCTTACCGACTTCCTGAGAATAAGACTCTGATCTCTAGGCCCGAAGTCATAATATAACGCTTTAAATGCTTCGTGAAGTTCTCTGTGGCCTACGAAAGCAATTTTGACTGAGGCCATTAATCACCCTTAACCACGAGTTTTTGATAGATCGCGTTATTGAGTTGAACCGCGTAATCCGCTACCTCGTCCGGGGTCATTGTGTTGGCGTGATTCTTAGCTATCTCATAGGCGAGATGAATTCCAGCTATGCGCTGTTGCTGATGAGAGAACCAGTTTTTCTGTCCTGAGTTCGCTTGCAGAATTATATAGTCGAGTAGCCCTGCGGAATTGTCTGTTGTCATATTGTATTTCCCGCCCCGAAGGGCGGGGTTATTCCTTTAGGCGTTGTTTGACCAGCCGTAGTTCAATCCACCAATCGGATGAATGGTAAACTCAAACTTGTTTTCAGCGTTAGGCTGCAAATCCCACTTCAAACCACCGACCATACCATTGAAGGCATAAGCGACAGTATCGGTGCCGTCATAAACTGCTACTACATAGGTGCGAACAACTGTACCGCCATATCCATCTTCACGAATTTGCAATTGTGCCACGTCGGCAGGATTCCAAGCAGAAGTAACCGTTAATGAAGTTACTTGATTCTGCGTCGTGACCTTCGCGCCAGTTCTTGCGCCAGCGACCGAGTAAGCTGCTACAGCATCATCAGAACCAAAAGCAGGTACAGCCTCGACAGGAACCGCCATACCTGTAGAACCTACACCGCCAGCAGAAGTTCCTACGAGTTCTTCTACCCAACCCGTCCACGTTGAAAGATTAGCAATAGAAAAAGGGGTTGGAGTTGCCGCAGATTGCATCCAGAGAGTAGCTGTGTATCCGGGTAAAATTTTATTAATCAGTGCCATAATAATTCCTTTGAATAAGATTTAAGAAATTTTGTCTTATGATGATGTTGGAATGTCCATTTTTACATCTAGTATAATTTGATTCATGCCTAACTCGTTATCATAGGTATTGTATAACCAATGTACGTCAGCTTTAGCAATGAAAAATCCTTCTGCTAGACTACCGAATAATCCCGAGTAGCCGTGCAATTCTTGCAGTATCGTATTGCCCAGACTAAAAGCGTCTGTCATAGCTTTGCAAAATATCGAGGTCTGAAAGATCGGGGTGTCGATACCTTTATTATCCTGAGTCTGTCCTGTGTACACGGGCTGATGGACGTTCCGCAGTTGCCACGTTATGAACTTTTCTTCTGTTGCCCAGTTCCGATTAAAGTTTGCATAGACTGGAACAGGATCAACAATTGCGGCAAGTTGATACTGTATAGCTTGGGCGTACACATACGGATTATTCTGGGTTGTCATACAGGTGTCTCCGGGTCGTTGCGATAGCAGATATAAGTCACCTTCATCCGATCATTCGATTCCCTAATGTCCGTAATTCTCCAATCAAATCCGCGCCAAGTAATGCTAAACAAATTCTGGTTATCTACGATCTCCTTATTATTCGGAGTGTAATTAACCGTGATCTTTACTAAGTCTTGATAGACTCTATATCTCTCGCTTATCCGTAATGAATTAGCTACGTCAGCCACAAGCCCTCGCGTCTCGAACCACGGAGTAATCGTGGTCGTGTATTCCCCAACGGTATCAACCCCGTTGGTGACGTTATTAATCGTGAGGTTCTCATAACGGACTATAGTCATTACATAACCAGAGGTTTGTAAGGTCTTAGCAAAGTATCCACGCCCCAACTAATCATTTGAGTTGTATTCATCGCCCCGCTGCTAGTCGCGCTTCTGTTGTTATAGATGTGCGTAAGCAGCATTAATCCAGCCTGTTTAACGACAGGATAATTCGCAATAGGGTTAGCGTTTTGCGTGTATGTGACTATGATCGGATTAGCAAAGGTCTGATTAAGCGTGGTCGGTATTGCTGATACCACAACTCTATTCCCTGTCTGATCGTAGAAATAGTTACCCGCTGCCAGAGTAATTGGTGCATTACTTTCCACTCCGTAATAGACCACCGAGTTCAGCGTTACACCTGCCGATCCAATTGATACTTCTGGCAAGTCGAGATAAAGTGCAGAACCATAGACGCCAGAATTGCCGTAATACACTCTGAACTGCGTGCTGAAGATAGCCATCCCTAAATAATCTTCAATGGCAAATCGAGTTGCTAGTTCGATGCTTTCGAGATAAGCATCCTGAGATTCGTCTTGAAATAGGTTTAACTGCTGCGTTATTTCCTCAAGCGAGAGCCATTGCGTTACCGTGTCCCGCGCTATTTGTTCTACTTTCGCATAGTTATACGGATTTCGGTTTGACCCGAAAAACTCCGATAGCGTCATATTTTCGACTGGCATAGTTCACTCCCTATGCTGGACAGACTGCGCGCACACCAGCAAATACATCACGAATGGTTGAGCATACCCGCTTCTCTGCATACAGAGAAATAAATCCGGGCTGATACTGCTCAAGACGTTGAATACTCATCATCTCGTTATCGGCAATGGTCATGAAGCAATCCCAAGCAGCCAGATAAATAGGTGCCGTAGATGCCCCGTATTGGTTCATATAAGGATTTGGGATAACTGGGAATCCAAAGATGCTACATACGGAACCACCATCATCATCACCTGATTCAAATAGAACTGGGAATCCAGCGGTGTCTTTTAATTGCCTAAACAATTGGATTGTGTTCGGGTGCATCATCCACGCTGTACACGGACTCATCCAATACTGAGAAGGAAGTGCAGAAGCTAGAGCGGTAAGGTCGTTGTAAGTAACAACAGTCTTAGACGCTGCGGCTGTTTGTAGCATCGTGTGCCGACCGTTAGTAGTTGCTGATCCACTAGTACCGAAAGATGCTGCCGATGTACTACCATCGTAGAAATTTAACCCTCTGAGTCCATCCGCTTGCCCTGTTTGTGGCGTTGATGCTCCGCTAGCTTGATCGTTGTTTAACATCATCGACAAAGCCTCTTGCTGTGCGAATTCTAAGGCTATATCTGAGACAATGCTTTCATCAAGTCCGTTAATGTCAGACATAATTGCCGTCCGTATAGGCACGACTGCATTAATAGATTTAACAGAGACTTGCCAGAAAGATGTGGCGTAGTTGCCTACATCATTCTTTACGCTGTAGCCCCACGGGTTCGTGGTGCTGGTTTGGATTACTGTAGCGTTACCTGTCTTGACTACGAAGGCTTCATCAGAACCGATAGTGGTTATTTCGCGAACGCCACACATACGAAAGGGGTTTCCGTATCGCAATGGCGCAAAGGCTTGATCGTAAATAACGCGACCACCGACACCAGTACCAGAACCCGTAAGTCCGGCTGCTTCCTTCAAACTAACATCAGCCCGACCCTCGGACAATGCTGTTTTTACTGCTTCGAGAATTAGGCTCATGTGAGTTTCCTTTAAATTGGAAAGACGGGGGATTTCTCCCCCGCGTTTTCTTAGTCGTTAGCCGTATAGGTTGAACGGTAACGGATAATGCTGAAAGGATCAACGACGCTGGTACATAGACGCTTCTCGCCAAAGAAAGTAATAAATCCGGGAAGAGTCTGATCGTACCTACGAAGAACCATATTCAAACGATCGACGATGGTATGCCCGCGTGACCAGTCACCAAAATACATTGGGTAAAGGTTATTTTTGTTTACGCCAGCGTAGCTAGGGGTATCCAGATACTTGTTTACAACAACATCAAATCCACACAAGCGACCTACGATTCCATCTGTTTCCAGAGGACTCATACGCTCGAATACTGGCGTGCCGTTGTCATCGGTCAATCCGCGAATCTGTGAAAGCAAGATTGGATTGATGACGAAACGTGCAGAGGTAGTCCAATACTGTTGTGGCAAAGCATAAATGAAGTTAATAACGTCCTTGTACTGGATGTTTGCTGCGCCAGCGGCGTTGCCATTCGTTACCAACTGATCGTAGGTAGCGATGCTAGACAATCCACTGCTAGAGCCTGTTCCGCTTGTTCCGTATGCAGCCGTAGTGGTTACACCCGGAGCGTAGGCACCGTTACCACCAGCGTACTGATTCAAGCCGCGTAGACCATTGATACCACCAGTAGCAGCGATTACGCCAGCATCGGAACTCTGATCGTCGTTCTGAATCATTGAGATGCCTTCTTGCTCACTGAACTCGACCAACATATCTGAGACTACGTTGCTTTCCAAACCATCAATGTCGTCCAGTGCAGCGGTACGCAATGGGAACTGAACATTGATATCTTGCAAAGTTAGTTGCCAGATATTGGTTGCGACTGTGGTAGCCGATCCGTTGTTCTGGATAGGATAGCCCCAAGCTGGACCAGTGTTGCCAATTTTGGCGCGGAATTGATAGGTAGAACCATCAGTTGCAACGGTGCGTGATACGCCGCGCATAGGATTAGCCAAACGCAATGCAACGAATACAGGATCATAGGCAGTACGACCGCCGACACCCGCGCCAGAACCCTGTAGGCCAGCGGCTTCTT